GGTTTTGTTTCAGGATGCTTAACAGCGGCTCCGATATGACAAATCTCATATTTTGAACGGAGATGTGTACAGATTCTGAGCGCCATAGTTCCGACTCCTGATGGTATTCTTATATCATCAGAAATTAAGAGTATTTTTGGTCGTTTCTTTTCTTCAACTTGACTTGTTTGTTCACTCATATATTCCTACCTTTTTATTAATTATGAAAATAATATAATGCAATCTTGCAATTTTGCAAACTTTATGCCTCTATTGTATCAAAATCTATTAACGAGTCAAGATAATCTTGCTTACTATTTTGCCATCCTTCGGGACCGAAAGCAAGTGAATCACCTTTACTATTCAAAAGCATATAATAAACAGAGCCTTCCTTAATTTTATCTCGCACGTGTCTAAATGCAGATGAAAATATAACAATGTCGCAATCATTACCTGCATAATCTTTAGCTTGAATAAAAGCCATATCATTACCACGTTTATCAATATGTGATTTAATTTTAGTAATCATCAATACTGAAGGAGCTTGAGCTGTTTGCTCAATGATAGCCGGTCCTGTTTTTACAAATTTTTTATCTATAAGCTTATTAATTACTTTGCCTCGATTACCAATAGAAAATGGAGAGAAAAATATATTACAACCAATAACTTCTTGCTCGAATTCCATTTTTTTATAAATAGTCCAATCAACAACTTCGTCAATAGCAAATGCAGCATTAACAGCTCTTGTCCAACTTCCTTCACCTTCCTTAATAAACTTTTTTGAATCATTTTGGAAGAGTGCAATCATTACATCTGCTTTAGCCCAATTTGACTCAAGCGATTGAAATGCTCCAACTTTAACAAGATGGTCAAGATGTTTTTTGTTAACTTTCGAACCCTTAAATGTATTGCGTGTTAAAAAATCATACATGTTGATATAAGGTTGATTTTCAACAATTTGATGAGCACCTTTATCACCAAGCCCATCAATTAAACGCAAGCTTGCACGTAAATTTCCATCTTTCAAATCAAAATTTTCCTTTGATTCATTTATGTCAAATGAAAGAATATTGATACCCATATTTCGGATATTTTCAATATTACTAATCAAAGTAGCTGCATCATTCTTACCGCTCATTGTGCGACTGAGAACAACAGAATAAAATTCTAATGGATAATATATCTTCAAGAAAATAGTTTGCATAGCCAATAATGAATAAGCTACCGAGTGACTCTTATTGAAAAGATAACCGACATGTTTAACGAGGAAATCAAAAATATCCTTGGCCCCATTTTCATCAATGTTACTGTGTTCTTTACACCCATCAATGAATTTGTTTTGAAATTTATCTTTTTCGGAATCTTCCATCTTATTCCATTTATATAAATTCTTGCGCGTTTTATCAGAATCAACCCAAGAAAATCCAGCTATGTCATGGCAAATTTCCATCAAATCTTCTTGATAACAACACAAAGAGTAATTTTTTTCAAGAATAGTTTTTAATGCAGGGTGAGCATATTCGCGTTCATCAGCATCTCGTTTACATTTAGCAAACTTCCAAGCCATACCAGAAGCAAGATTGGCTGGACGATATAAAGAATTAATGGCGCAAACATCTTCAAAACAATCAGGCTTTGTTGCCTTAATTAATTTGTTGATACCATCACTTGAAAATTGAAAGACAAAAGCATTTTTTCCTTCAGCAAATTTACTATATAATTTAGGATTATCTAAATTTATATTTTTAACTTCACTTGTAATATCTTTGTTTTGTGTGGTTTTTACCATATCAATAGTATGGTCAATAATAGAGACATTATTCAAGCCGAGAATATCAATCTTCAATAATCCTAAATCTTGAAGCTCTTTTAAGTCACCAGACTCTTGAAAACCTGTAACTATTCCACCATTAACTCTGTTGACTGGAATATAATCATAAATTGGACCCGGTGTAACAACGACAGCACATGCGTGTTTTCCATAATGACGCACTTGATGAAGAAGTCTATCAGCATATTCAATCAAATCTTGATTATCGTTAATCCAATTAAGAGTTCTTGTTTCAGATTTTCCAAGTTCTTCTGAATCTTTACTAATTAATTCTTTTTTTATTTTGTTGAAATGCTTAGAAAGACTACTTAATTTTTCAGGTAAAGCTTTGCACATAAAAGAAATATCTGCTGAATTTCTGTTAAGTACGCGAGTAAGGTCTCTTAAAATTCCACGGGCATTGAATGTTGAACAAGTAATAACATGAGCTACATGGTCTTGTCCATATTTTTCACCAAGGTATTTTTCAAGCTTATCCTTATTATCAGAATCAAAATCTAAATCAATGTCTGGTGTACGAACATCTTCAGCTGTTGTTCCACCCATAAAGCGTTCGAAATATAAATTAAAACGAAGTGGGTCAATGTCAGTAATACCAAGTAAGAATGCAATCAAACTTCCTGAAACAGAACCTCGAGCAGCACCTCGAGCAATTTTATTTTGAACGGCATAATCACAAAGGTCGGCAATGATAAGAAAATAATCAGCATATCCATTATCGCATATAGCTTTTAATTCGAAATCATATCGTTTTTTGTAATCATCTATTAAAAATTTATCAAATGGAATAATTTTATCTATTTCTAATTTCTTCAAAGCTCTATCGCAACGACATATTAAATAATCAATTGCTGATTCAAATTTTTTATCTTTGATAATTGTATTTGTATAATCGAATACAGGAAATTGTAACTTACCGACAGGTAACTTATGACGGCACTTGTCATTAATTTCAAGTGTATTTTCTAAACACTTATCAATGAATTCTTCACTGTAACCATATTTCCATTCTTGATTGTGTGCTTGAATATCATCACGAGTAGTATAATAGAGATTTCGAGCATGTAATGCAAAAATCTTTTCCTTTTCAGTCTTAATTGTTGTCCCACGATTGAGATGAATTAATAGGTCTTGTAAATCAGCATCGCCTTTGTATGGATAATGCACATCGCTCGTGAGAATTATAGGAATATTGAGAAGATTAGCAAACTCAATTAATTTTGTGTTAGCTTGCTTTTGCATATCAAGTTCATTCAATTGAATTTCAATATAGAAATCATCTTTGAAAATAACTCGATATTCTTCGACCAAATTATATGCTTCTTCGTATTCTCCCTTGAGAATAAGCTTATTTATTTCGTGAGAAATACATGAGGTAGTAACAATGAGACCATCGGAGTATTCGAACAACTGTTTACGGGTAATTTTAGGACGATAATAAAAACCTTCATTGAAAGACAAATAATTAAGTCGACACATATTTTTGTAACCTTGCTCATTTTTAGCAAGCACAATGCAATGGTCACCAGAACGGTCTACTCGTTTTCCGTTTTCATCTGTTTCACCAATTTTATTATTCATATAAAATTCGCAACCAAATATTGGATTTAATCCATATTTAGCCGCTTCTTTTTGAAGATGATAAACAGCTGACATATTTCCATGGTCTGTTATTGCAACTCCGGGATTTCCGTGTTTAGCAGCAATTTTACACATTTCGCTAATTTTCATGCATCCATCAAGCTGTGAGTAATCACTGTGACAATGCAGATGTATAAAGTTATTTTTTTTGTTAGACATATTGAATACTTTTACTTTATTTTATTCCAGTCGACCCGAAACCGTCTTGATTTCTTTCAGTAATATCTGAAGAAACAGCAAATAATCTTGTTGTGTATGGATAAAGTTGATTATCTTTTTTTGTTGAACAACGATAAAATACAGCTTGTGCTATTTTTGTATCAGGTTCAATAATATAATCATCTTTTCCATGGTTAATTACAACAACATGTATTTGATTGCGATAATTACTATCAATAATACCACCTATTGAAACCAATCCATGTTTTGAGGCAATACCAGATTTATCTTCAATTTTCATTACCCAATTTTCATTAAATTTGAAACGAAGACCCATTTCAATCATACGAATTTCGCCCGATTTTATCGGTTTTAATACGATGTCTTTATCTTTCCAACAAGGTGTATATAAATCAAACCCAGCATCGCCGGTGTAAGCTTTGGTTGGAAGTCTTACATCTGACGTTGCTGGGTGTTTTTCTACAACAATTCGTAAATCAAATTCATTATGTAAAACATAGGACTCACCTTCGGCGGAAATGTAAATTTTTTTGTCCATACTTTTCTTTCTATTTTACTTTACCGATTTTGATTTGGGTGTTGTTGTTTTTGATTGCGAAGGTCGTGAAGGTTGTTCTTCAGGTTTCTCTTCTTCGGAGTCAGTTTTTAGAAGTGCTTCTTCAACTGCTATTCGCGCTGCCATCCATGCGAGATTCATAATTGAGTTAGCAATTTTTTCAACTCGACTATATCCAGCTTTCCACTGGTCATGTCGTCCTTGTAACTCAGGGATGCTTGGGTCATAAGGTGGTTCAATTGTATCAATTGTGAGCATCTTCCCAAGTTCACCAATAAGTCTGTTTCTTTCTGTTAAAATACGTGAATCCATGATTTTTTCCTCTTTTGATTTTATTTGATAATCTATATTATAATAATATTGCTTAAAAATCGAAACCTATTTGATATAAAATTTACATAATTAAGTCACATTGTCCGCCGGCACATGCTACTTCTTGGCTAATATTAGTATAATCTTGTTCTTCCTTAACTTTAGTCAAATCAATTTTTTTCAATTTTTTAGCTGTATCTAAATATACTTCTTCTGAAATTTCTTCAAAAGGAAGTTGTGCATGAGTACCACCATAATAAGGAAAGATAGCCATTCCATGAAAATTATCACGGTTTTTCCACATCCAAGCTGCCAAATCTTCCCATTCGCTTTCGCGTACATTTATAGTAGTTGAAACATTATGAAAATTTGGTCCAGAGCGATGACCTGCTCTGGTCCATTCTAAATTAAATCTCTTAACACGTTCCAGAAGCTGTAAGATGCTTTCGCTGCGAAGAGCCGCATTCTCGGGTGCCATCTGTGGTATCGTTAAAACTGCTTGAGTTGTAGGTGCAAGGAAATCATCTTCTAATAACTGTGGAACTGCATGAACAAGATAATTATAAATAGCTTCATTCTTACCTATTCTAATACGTCGAAAATAATATTCAGCATGCCAAGCATGAATACCAGAAGAAGTTCCAAGCACACAACTTGAATTACCAGAAGGCTTAACAAGTGTTGTACGAGCTGCTGGATTAATACCTATTAATTTTGCTATTCGTTCATTTTCTGAAAGAATAAGCTCAGCTGCTTCAGTTAGATTAATTTTATCTAATGTTCCAGATGCGATTCCTGTAATACCGATACCGATAAGTGCATCTCTTTCAGTATTACATTTCCATATTTCACGAAGATAATGAAAATCTGTGTAACCAGCCTGAAGTGTATTGATTATAGCAGCAGCACGACAAACATCGTTGAATTCAAATTGTGTATAGATAATATTTCCGTTAACTTCGACCAAATTGCAAAATGTAAATCTTCGCAAAGATGTTTCAACACATGGATTGGTTCCATATTCAGGGTCATTTGTAATATAAATACCCGGTTCACCAGATTGTGATTCTCTAATACGACGAAAAAGCTCACGGAACTTCTTTTCCCGTAATCTGCTTCTAAGACATACTGCAGAATTGTTTGCCCGTGCTCGTTGCGGATTTATTTCATACCAGTTTCCATATTTACAAGTTAACATATCTTCATCATCAATAGTGAAAAGAGCAATACAAGCCGAACGACGAATACCTCCCGCCAAGACTGCATCAGCAATATAGCAAACTATATCATGAACTTCTATTGAACGTAATTGCTCACCATCTTTTTTTCTGTCAAGAACTTTTTTAATTTGGAAAAGACATTCCTTTAATGGCTCTGGACCGGGAGCGCGTCCACCTGATGTTATAAGTTCAGCACCTTTAAGACGAATATCACCAAAATCAAACAATGGTAATGGTTTCCCTTCAAAATATGCTTTACATAAAGCTTTAATAGCATCACTCCAACCTTCAATACTATCACCAATTAAATATCGCCTTTTTTTATTTGGAATGCGAATATATGGTAATGCTTCTATATGGTGTTGTTGAACACTATAGCCGACACCAACACCAGACAAAAGCAAAAACATAATTTCACTAAATGCTATAGGGCTATCGACAGGAAGATAAGAACAATTATATATGCGCGCTGGATTTAATTCAATGGCTTTTCCAGCAAATTGTAATGAACGCATTGATGGAAGTAGTTTTTTATTATATACATATTGATAAGCCCATTCGATATCATCTTTCATATAAGGGTATTTTTTCAAATGCATATTTTTATTTCTGTTAACGAGTTCAGTCCAAGTTTCTCTTCTTTCTTTTTCCCTATCGTAACGTGCATACTTTGTGTAAACATTAATATCGGACAAAATGTCGCGTGCTAATTCACCGTTCATTCTTCATTCTCCTTGTCATTATTTTTTCTCTTCTTTTTAGTCTTATCATAAGCAGCTAAAATATTCTTCTTCATTTGTGTTTCGTTCAAATCTTCTGGCGATTGTCCGGTTGTATCGAAAAATATAAAACTACTTGTTGATGTATCAACAATCATCGGTAAAACAATTCCGTCTAAGCCAACTCTATTTTTCGCAATTAATCCATTACCTTTGTTTGAGTCATCACCAGAACTGGGTCTTGCTAATGAAATAACAACATCTGCAACAAAAGCTTTAGAAAAACCTTCAGCAATAAAATCTAATGTAATTACACTTTGATTTACACCTGCTCGATTAACTTGAGAAGCAGTCCAAACAGGTACTTTAAATTCTTGAGCAATGCCTCGAAGTTCTTCTACAATATTTTCGAGTTCATATCTTTTTTGTTCATATCTATGTGTTGCATTCAAAAGGTCTAAATAATCAATGATAATAATATCAGGCTTAAATCCTTGTGCGGACATTTTACTAATGTGAGAGCGAATTGTTTGTGTAGTTGGAGATTTTGCTGGATATTCTTTAATCAAAAGTTGTCCGCCGCGTTCACGTATACTCGAAAGTTTATCTTTAATGGTATCAAAATTTTTATGCAAATCATCAATAGCTATTTGCGTTATATTAGAATCATAACGTAAAGCAACATAATATTCTGACAATTCTAATGTATAATGTAACACATTGTAATTATTCATAAGCGCACATGCACCAATACTAACAAGAAAATGTGATTTTCCTACACGGGTTGGTGCCATAACAATAGATAATTCTCCTCCAGCAAGTCCACCACCAATATATTTGTTAATTGCTTTCCACGGTGTTGGTACTGGATTCCGAGCGCGGTGTTTATGTCGTTCATGTATATCACGCATATAATCGTGACCTATATCTCTTGAAGACCCTGCATTTATAACATTTGACATCAAAGATAATATATCATCATCTCTACTCAATCCATCTTCTTCTGATTTTTTTACAAGTTCATATACTTTTTCAACACCTTGCTTAAGGCGTTGACTTTTGCAAAAGCTTAATGCTTGGTCATTGACATAAGAAAAAGAACGGTCTTTAGATTTTTCAATAGAAGATAATTCTCTTAGAAGAATTGGTCTTACGTCTGATTCTGATTGATTAATGATTGTTTTAATGTCATTGAATGACGGGAGGGTCTGATACTTTGTATAGTAGGTTTTGAAAACAACGAGAAACCATTTGGCGAGTTCATATGTAAAGAACTCATCTTCGAGAATATCGTATATTTGAACGAAAAATTCATGGTTATGGAAAAACGAACGGATTAAATCTATTTGAAATTCATTACCAAATTTTGCGAAACTTTTGGTTTCAATTGAATTAAAATTGGTTTGCATTTTTACTTTCCTAATGAAGATAATTTGCTGAAAGAACGAATCCAAGCATCAAAGTCACGAATGTGTGAATTCATTTGGTCTTCAAGAAACATTCTACGCATAGAAAATGGTGTTATCATTTTGCTTGGTTGTCTATAAATATCATTTACTCTTGCTACCATGCCCAAATGCATATTTACATCAGATAATTGCATGAGTTTGTAATTTAATTCTAATCTTTCACGATTACGAAGTACAATTTCATACCAATTTGTTTTTCCTTTAGCAATTGTATCTTTTTTTTCTTCACAATATTCAAATAATATTTTCATAGTTACTTTTTCGTCAAGAGTAAGTATAGGAAACACTTTAATAGCAGTTTTGTAACCCATTCTATCTAATCCCGGTATATCATCTGATGTATCACCAATCATGGTTCTCGTAACAACAAAATTATATGGCGGTATGTTATACCAATGTTCACGAAAATTATCAACGGAAAACATTATTTTTCTTTCTGGATTAAACACCGATACATTATCAGATATTAGTTGAAGAAAGTCCCTATCAGTTGAAATAATAATATATTCTTCTTCTTTACTTGTTGTAATTAAATGAGCAATACCATCATCAGCTTCAACATCCTCAACTTGGATAAAATATAATGGAAGACGTTTGAAATATTCGAGTAAGCGTTTGTATTGTCTCCAAAAAGAAACTTGTTCTTCTTCATGTGTTTCAAAGAGTTTTTTATTTAGACGACGAGGTAATTTACGACCTGATTTATAATTAGGGTCTTCTTTCCTTCGCCTTGCACTTCCACCGGGACCATCACTTATCATTACTACTTTATCAGGATTATGCTTATCAACTAAAGACTTTATAGAGCGTAATGTCCCGAAAAGTCCGCCATTGGGGTCACCTGTTGATTGGGAGTGAGTTGGTACAGCAGAAAAATTTCGTATGTATATATTAAAAAAGTCTATAACTAAAATCTTTTTTCTTTTCATTATTCTCCCTCTTCGTATGAATCACTTTCGATACGGATGTCTTCAATACCCTGTCGCATGTATTTAAGTTGCATACGACTGCCAAGAGCTTGTACTATAAACTTTTTGAAATTTTCATCTTGTAATAAATTTGGCCAACTACTTTTTTTGAATTTTATACAAAAATCACTACTGGTGGAAACTCTTTTTTCATGGGTCACCCCTGAACATTGTGACATAGCTTCGAATATTTCAGCAATCATATCGGGAGTATAAATTTCAGCTATTTCTTCAGTTTTATCAGCGATTTCATTTATGTCAATATACATAAGTTGTGCGCCTTTTTCCTTATGAATCCATTTAATATCGAGTAACTCACTAAGAATACTTTCGTTGTTATCAATACCGCGGTCGAAATAAATTGGGAACGTGCAAGTACGAAATGGAGGGCCAAGTCTATTCTTTTCAATCTTAGCTTTTGTATTGACACCAAGAATTCTATCAATACCTCCATCTTTTCCTTTTATTTGCCCAATTTTATTTAATCGAATAATGATTGATGGATAATAAAGAATTGCTTGCCCACCGGGAATAAGAAATTGGTCTTGAAATGCTGTAGCACCAACTCTTTGTCGAAGTTGATTAGTAAAAATAAAAGCAACTTTCATATCACCAATATCTTTTGTTATTTTACGAAATGCTCGACTAAGTAATTTAGCTTTTTCCATACCATAGCCTTGTTGTTCGTAGTCTTCCGAATCTTCATTTTTAGTACTGAGAGCAGTCATCGAATCAATACAAATAACAAGAAGTTTATCTGGATATTTCGTTCTTACACGAGCAATTAATTTCTCAATTAAATTGAATGTTTCTTCGACTGTTTTCATTTGCACATAAATAAGATTATCAATGTCAACTCCAACTGCTGTCATAAATTCTTTTGATGATGAATTTTCCGATTCAATAAGAACACCTACGCCACCAGCTTTTTGTGCATTCGCGAGAATATGAGCTACAAGCAAACTTTTTCCAGATGATTGACCGCCTGCTATTGATGTTATTCTTCCTACAGGAATACCTCCATTCATCTTATTCGAAATAATAAGATTTAAGAGAGTTGAACCTGTATCAACGTATTGAGCAACATTTGCCGATGAAAATTCAAGTCCATAAATTGAATCCTTAAATTCATCGCCAAGACCCTCGAGCATTCCGGCAGCGACAACATCTGTTACGATAGGTTGGTCATTTTGTTGTTTCTTTTTCATATCTGATTTTTTATTAGTCATTATTTAATCTCTTTCTTAATAAAAAGGGAACTCTCTTATGAGGAGAGTTCCCTTTTTTTATTAAAGCTCTAAGAAAACTATTTTCAGTCACCACTTTTTGCTTCTTGCAAAACTGAATCAAGTTGGTCTTGAAGTTTATCAATGTCAACTGTGGTAGAAGCGTCAGCATTACTTGTTGCTTCTTCCTTTTCAGTCTTTTCATCATCTTGAGATGTCATTTTCTTAATCCATTTGTCAAGTGCTTCTTGCGATTCTTCAACAGTTGGAATTTTTACTGCAGCAGTCCAATCTGGAACTGATTCAAGAATCAATTGCGATTTTTTTGCATCATCAAAAAGTTTTGAACGGCTTCGCTTAAAACGAATTGATGTTTTGCCGTAATCGTCACCTTCACCTTTGGTGTAAGTAACCATAATATCGGTGCCAGTTTCAGAATCCCAATATTCACCATACTCAGGGTCAGCAGCATATTCGAGAAGTTCTCGGTATAATGTTTGGCTAACACCCCAGAATTTAACTATTGGATTTCCATCTCTGTCAAATTCGTTACCTCTTTCAATAAGAGGAATATGTGGTCGCATATTAGGTTGAATTTTGCGATATGTTTGCCAGTCGTCTTGTTTTAATTGTTCACAATAATCGAAAATTGGGTCATCGTCTGAATCAACATACATTGTCAAGTTTCGACTTAAAATACCGCCGGGTTGAATACCATAGTGAATATAAAGTTCGACAAATGGGTCTGGCCATTCCTTGTATGGAAGAATACGGACGGTTTGTGGCTTGCCATCATTATCTTGTTTAGGCTTCCAAACATATTTGGATGCGGCGCGCCTTTCTTTTTGTTCATCTAATCGTTTAAGTTTTTGTTCGATAGATGATAGGTAAGTGCTTTCACTCATTTTGAATACTCCTTTTAACTATTTTTAGCTTCGTTCATGTAAACAAAGTAATTGATTTAATTATTAAATGAAACCTTATAGGTCATCAGTTTCTACTTGCTTATCAAATTCTTGATTATCATCTTCAGCAACATCGAGACTTACCTTTTCTAAATCGACGATATTGTTTAGAGATGTATTAATAATAGAAAGTTTATCTTCACTATCTTTTTGAGTGAGTAATAAACACTTCTCATATTCAGACCAATCAATATCGCGAGACCCATTATTTTGAGCGATAATTTCATTCAAGGCATTGATTGTATATAATGTATTCGTTGATTTCTTTCTATGAATATTTATTGTATTTTTCAAAACTGACGAAAAATCAATAAAATTATCACAGTCATCACCAATAATTACATTATAAGTTAAGATAAGTTTACTAAAATCACTTTTATTATTAAGAACATAAACAGTATTATTGTATATTTTATATTTTTCTTTCAGAAGCCTTAGCGAACGCCCAATGTGGTTTCTGTTGATAAACGATGCGAGAAGTATCGTTTTTGTTGAATCCATGTATTTTCTCCTTTGTCGTGTGAAACTTTTATTAAATTAACACACATTTTTATTATTTCAAACTACTATTATATTGGCTTAAACTTTGAACGACGCTTATGATGTAGACGTGATGGATATGTATTGAGCGGTCTACCTGATTGTGTAAAGCCCATATTATATTCAAATTTCATCATTGCGATAGTTTCAACGCCATCGGAAAAATCAATTTTAGAACCTTCTGTTTTAGTTTTCATGTATCTCTCATTGCTATACAGTTGTGATTCAATTTGGTTATTGTGTATTGCTGCCATCAAATATCCTGCTCGACCATAAAGCAAATGTCGTTCACGCATCTGCTTTAATTCATCTGGTGATTTTATTTTTTCAAAATTAGTCATTTGATGGTCAACTTTTTCTTGTAGTGTTTGTACATACTTAGTATATTCAGGACCGTAATCTTTGTCTTGTTTTATTGTTTCGAGATATTTTTCTTCTAATGAAGAAATAGTTTTCTTTGCTTGTGCAAAAGATTTGATATTGTCTTCTGGACTTGCACCACGACCACCAAAAATATGACTGAATGTTGAATCAATAGAAAGTAAATCTTCTTTAACATTTTTATTTTTGTAATTTCCGAGTTTAATTTTTGTTAATGCGGCGGATGCTCCACCTTGGTCTTTTTTAACAGAACGATTTTCTACTGATGTCGAAATATATTTGATAGCATCTGCAAGAGATTGTCCCGACTTTTTAGAAAGGTCAATATCTTTAATGCTAATTACATCACCAAGAGGAAATGTTCCTGACAATGGTAAGTATGCATGATACCCATTGGCTAATTGACGTCCATATGTTATTAGTTCCGCAAAAGATGGAAGTCCAGCCTTTACAATAGGATTATCCCACATATCAGAAACAATTTGAGCTGCTTGTTTATCATAATCTTTTGCAGTTAGTGTACCAAGCTTTTGAATATCAACTATGAGTTGATTAGTTCTTTTGTCAACACCACCTTCAAGTTGTTTTTGCATAACATCAACAATTTTTTTCATGGTACTTTGTTGTATAGAACGTCTTCCCTCTGGAGTTGACATATCAGCTTCTGGTACAGGATTAATAACACTTATCTCGTCACTACTTCCAAATAAATCAGACATCATATCAATTTTCTTATTATATAAGTCTACTGAAATTTTAGCAAACTGCAAATCTTCTAAAGCACGAGCCTTTTTTTCTGTATCAGGTATATTTTTATCAGCGTATTTTTGTTCAAAAATATTAAACAATGATTGCTCTTGCGTTTTATTCAAACTTTGCTTGGTGTGTTTAATATCACCAATTTTAATTGTATCACCTGTCGCCGATTTTTTTATTTGAACTGTTGTATTTGAAATACTACCATCTGGATTTTCAAATACTTTGGTAGGAATCATATGGTTTGCACCAAGTATTTTACCTGATGCTGATGAGCCAGCTTTACTTATATCAATAGCGCCAACTTCTTTAAGTCTGTCGATAATTGCTTTTGAAGCGACTGCGCCCGGTCCAGTTCCATTACCAGAAAATAATTTGCGATTTGAAATATGTGTTTTTTGTCCATTGATATTAAGTGAACGGTGACCGGGTTTGTATTTTACGCCAGCTCTTGGTGGTTCGCCTTTTATGTAAAGCTTAGTTTCACTTGCATTTTTCGTCAAATTATAGTTTTTAATTATTGCTTGTCCAAGTGCCCGTGCTTTGGTGTCGGGTAATGAGAATAATTTTTTAATATCATTTTGGAATGATTTCAAAACCATTGTATCATTTTTATCTACGGTATTTGAACTAAGAATAGAATCGACACGGTCAATAGCTGTCTGAACATCAAGCTTATTACCAGCTGTTGGGTCACCTTTTGATAAAATTGTACGATTTTTTAATTTTG